TATAACTCGATGCGGAGACAGTCGAACAAAAGCTTAAACTTGGGTTATTTGAACAACTTGGCGGAGAAGAATAATACCAGGTCCCCCCTCCACGTTGAAAAGATGCCGTGGAGGATGTATCCAGATAATTTGAATTGGTTATATTCAAGTCTGCGTCCTGGTTTGGATACCACTTACTTGATGTGTTTAAAGAATTTTTATAGAGCCAACTCACTCCGTCTGCAGAACCACCGGATGCATATAAACCCGTTCCCATTGCCCAACTCTGACTTATAGGGAACGCATAGATTGTATAATCTATAGGAAGTTCTTTGGATTCTATGACCCGCAAGGTCAATGTGAATTTTGGATTTGATATATCTCCGGACGAAATAGACCTGCTTACTTCGGTCATATCAAACTTTATAAGAGAACGCTTTATGTAATTCTTATACTCATTTACAAATCGATTAACGGTTACATAGTATGAACCAGAAATATATCCAGAAAGAACACCCGTGAAGCTAGATAGACTTCCTGTATATCCGCAGGCCGAACCACTAAAACCTCCGTGCATAGTTCCAGAAACACAGCTGCTTCCCGTTATTCCTGTGAAGTGATCAACTGTAAATGATAGTGCCATATCGTATAAGTATTGTCATTTTAGTGATTTATGGGAAAACAAAGAAATCTTCGTCAGTGGATAAATAGAGAGCGTCCCCATCCTCCTCGGTTATAATATTTCCAAATTCATCTACTATCCCCGCAGGACCACATATTCCACCCGGAGATGAGGCGGCTGAACAATTTACTGATCCGCTTACGCTTCCGGTTGCACAATAAATGCTCCCCGTAAAATACCCATTAAAATTCTGGACATATCGGTTCACAAGTTCGCTGGATAAAGTGGTGGTGGAGAGCGACGCGGTCCGAAATGTTCTTGATAATTTGTTTACACATCCAACTTCAACGTAAGGAGATGTTCCGAAGTTCTTCCTCCGAGCAGTTTCTTCATTGTAAATGAAGGTATCTTTTTGACAAAAAATAAAATGATGCATATCAACAACTTTCGTTTTCCGTCAAAACCAACCCACATCCTATTATACTCCCCGAGACATCTGACGCCGAGCCGGTGATTGACCCTGTTATTTTTCCGGTAAATCGTATTAAGTTCAATCCAGAAAAATCGGTTATTGCGTGCTGTAAAGAAGACGTGTTCAGATAAGTTTTTACTGTATAATTTATCGAAGAGATTTCTAGTATTTCGTCACGCCCAAAGTTATTCCCTCTATAATCTGGGTGATTATCTACAAACGAATCTGCAGTTGGAAATACAAACTTGTGCATATTTTAAAGACACTTTCCTCTAATGTCTGTGTCTGGATATTTCACCTCGAACACGGCTGGGTCAATCGGAGGATATACTATCTTATGCTTTGTAGCAGCAACTAAATCATATTCACATGGAGAATAGTTTCCACCAACTAAATTCGTGAACTTCAAATCTGACACGGCCTGTACGCCCTCAACCTTTGCAATCTCAAGTTCTAACTGACCTATATTGATCGGTTGAGAAAACTGCCAAAGTTCTATATCGAAAAACTTTTTAACAGCGGAAATACAGTCGGCCAAAACTTCTTTTTTATTATAAGTAGAATAAGTCAGAACGGTAAAATCCACACCCACATTTACTATGAATCCGTCTATTATATTTACTCTATCCGATATCATCCTATATTTTGAAATATACTTCTTCAGATTGTATACCAACGCTTCATTTACGGGGGTGAGGTTTTTATTATCATCGTAAGTCAAGACATACAAATTTATTCCGAATGGATTTACGCCATCGAGATTAGCTTTTCTCAACCCAGCTTGAGTGGAATCTAGTATCAAATTGTGATTTTCATCCAATAATCCATTTACAGACTGTATATTGTTGGAAGTCAGATCTGACTCGGTTGAAACGTATGCTTTAGAAACTCTTCCGTATTCGGCAGGCATACTCAACACTCTGGCTACGTAATCTTCTTTAGTCACCATTCTGTCCTGGGAAGCAAAATTGGCCATAGCATTGTGTTTCATCTCCAAAATAGATTCGGACGAGGCTCCGCCTGTTGCAGGGATTGGATTTGACACACGCAGACTGCTTTTTACAGTATTTACCAAATTACTTTCTGCTGGCAGATACTCTACAGCATCATCGAATTCTATTTTGCTTATAGATGTTATATCCCCAACGTTTGCATTTGACTCAATCCCGCCGCCAATGATATATTTAACCGATAAGGTCGTGTTAAATGGCGACGACCCATAAGAATTGGATTTTACAAAACAGGTTGGATCCAGAGTAAGATTATATCTGGATACATTGGAGAATCCCACACCTAACAGTTCCGAGTTAGGTACTAATATCTCTTCCTCAAGACTGTCTGTAGATGAACCAAACTGAAGGAAGGTCTTATTATTCTCATCCACTTCGAGGATATATCTCCGATTTGTTCTTAGGAATTTTATTATGTTCGGCACGGTGGAACTATAGTCTGAATATTCTTCAAAATTAAACCGATTATTTTCTACCGGCAAATGAATCAAATCCTGAGCTAAAAAGTCAACCTGATACCAATCGTTATTATCGGAATCTTTCACCGAGACAATCTTTATTACGTTGTCCTCCGCCAATTCTATTCTCAGATTCGGAGTCTGGCTGGAAACAACAAACTCTCTGGAAATAGTTTTTCCTGAGTAAGCCTTTACAGATTTCTTTATAAGATAGAATTCTGGTTCCCCTGCGGAATTTCTTGAAAAAACTTCGTCAACTCTCGGGTAAAGTTCGCTTTTTATAGAAAAATTTACAGTTTCGGATGTGATGAAAGACGTTCTGTTCGAGGACACCGCTTCCATTCCCTCCTTAACTATCAGAGCGTATCTAGTGTCCGGCTCAAATGTTCCGTCACTATTTCTCTTTGATGGGATTATTTGATATAAATCTAAAATTGTCGCAGAAGGTTTGCTTGGTCTGGGAGTATACCCCAAGAACTTTACAAGGTTTATCACATTCTTCCGTTCTTCCGCAAAATTTATAAGCCCCTCCTTGAACTGATAGTCTATGTAGAAAGATAAAACGTCACCTACATACGATGCCATGTCTATGAACATCATTCCTGGAGAAGAGTTGTTGAAATCTTTGTAAGTTCTGGGATAATAGTGTTTTGCAAAATCGATAAGATTTTCCTTTAACGCGTCAAAATCTTTGCCTAGGTATCTGATTTCCCTTGACAGAGGTTTGAAATTCTTATCTAATGTTGTTCCCATAATTTAAATCTTTATGTTCTCTAACTCAAAGTCGAGGGTGTCTCTCTGATCGGTTTGTATCACTGTAAATTCTAACGTTATCCTCAACTTATAATTATCATCGTTGGAAGAGTTTTCTGTGTTAATAATAGATATTTTATCCACACTGACTTCGGGTATCCAGAAAGAAATCTCCTCCCTCAGAAGATTCTTTACTATCTCGTTCATATTCTCATCCTGTTGTTCAAATAAGACTGTGTATAATCTCGTTCCAAATTCCGGCATCATTCTCCGTTCACCCCTCCGCGTTTTTAAGAAGTTTGACAAATTAGATTTCACCTGGGTATTGGTATCGAATGACTGTTGAAAATACCCACCAGGACCATTTACAATCGGCAATGTTATACCTATAGGGTATTTCGACGATGTTATGTTGGATATCATTATCTGTTAGTTGACTTTGTTTTTGACAACTTTAGCAATTGAGAGTAATCTCGTGTAAGAGCTGCTGCCACGACCGGAGGGGCGCTCTCGACATTATCCAAAACCGAAGGTGCATCAGTTGTCATGGTAGAGGGTGCGCCCGCGACCATCTGGCCCTCTTGTTTTATTCTGACTGTGGTTTCGTTGAGAATGTCATTCAAGACAGCATTTTTTACATATTGACGCTTCTGACCAGTGGGTTGAGCAGCAGGTGGTGCCGGACGTGGTTGTTGAGGAACGTCATTCATTTGTTTGCGAACATTTCCCTCTTGAATACCCTTAGAGTGTGGTTTCATACCGGAAAAATATTCGTCCAATACCGATGGTAATATCTCCCTTAACTTACGTTCTATAGATTCCCCTATAATTTTTTTGAATTCCTCTGTGTTCATAATGTTATAAATATCTAAATTCGGTGTTATCTTCTATTTTTCCCCGTCCAACCACCAGGAACACCGTTTCCCGATGAGATATCTATGGTTACTGGGTTTACGCCGTCTGTTATCCTCCCACCATTCGATCCTGGAGAATATCCTCCGCCGGTGAGAAACACTCGCCGACTCATAAGAGTGTGTAATTTATCCCTAAGCGCGTACAGTCTTTTTAATTGAACAGGAAACTGAGTTTGGTCTGGATTTGCTCCACCCGCATTTGGGTGTGAGTGTTGGTAATGGTGTGAGTGTTCTATTAACCAATTACATAGATCATACAACCAGTCAACGGTCGTCTGTCCTAACAATGCCGGCTCTCCCGTCGCATCATATTCCCCCAAATATATGGCAGGGGAATTAAACACTACCTTCGAGTTTGTCGACATAACTATCTGATCGTGAGAATCCACCACATATTCACTATCCGTCACGACCATGTATCTCTTTTTTGAAAAATGTATAGATTCTCCGAACCTAGATGAAAATAAAAGCCTATCGCTGTTTATAACTATCTGATCCTTATCGAGCTTCGGAAACTCAAAAGATGTACTTCCTTTAGGACTGAACTTGGGTTGTTCCTCGGAAGCATTTTTTGAAAAGGGAGTCTTGTAACACGTCGTCCTAAATCCAGATATGGTTTTTCCAGATGTGATGTGAATCGAAGAACCGTCATTATTTATGTCCTCTGAAATATACCCAGTAAAACTCTTTTCATTTAAAGATTTTGATATGGGTTGTATATCATTAAGTTTCGGGTGAAGCGACTGTTTAGACAACTGCGCAATAGGCCGTTGTCTATTTCGTATCAATATCATGGGATTTCCGCCGCCGTAATTCTCATCCCCACTCTTGTAATTGTCATAATCACCCACATCGTTTTTTCTGTCGGCATCGTAAGCGCCCATTCTCACGCTCTGACCGAAACGGCCTTCGAGGATAACATCGCCCTCGAAACGACGGAGATTTCTTATCTTACTGTTAAACCAAAAGTAATTTCCAAGAATGCCGTTAAATCCCCCAGACGAGCCTCCCGGAAAACAATCAAATCTGGAAATAGGACCCCTCAATTTTACAGAGCCATATGAGGTGTTTTTTTCCTTTTTTCCGTATGTCATTTCATATCTAAAGTCGGCATTTGAATTACAATTTCCCTTCGTATTTACCTTTGAAGTGTAATAGAATTTATCGAATATCTTAACTACATGGACAATTTCATTAAGAGTGGGTATTGACAGTAACGTAGAATCCAGAGGAACTGCCCATATTAAAGATTCCTTTTCAAACTTTTCATGTGTATAACACAACCTAACTAAAGCTGTCCCTATTGAAAAATAATCTCTATCTTTTATAGAGAGAGGTTTTCCATTAAAATCTGGAGGGTTTTCAAGTGGAGTAATTACGTCACCCAACCCCTCGCCTTGTTTTGAAAAAATAGGGTGGTTATCATCTAAAACCACATCAAGGACTATGGCTGGTTCAAACTGGATTATGCTCCTGCCGCTCTGTATTATTTTATTGTCTCTTTTTGTAGACAATAATACAACATCATCTGTTGATGTATCAAATATAGAATGGTCTATAGAATAACTCATTTAATTTCCTTGACCTGAACTGTTGTGGATTTTGAGTTTCCCGACTGAAGTTTTTCTACCTCTTCCATGAGCTGTTTCCGTTCTTCATCAGTTATGGAAAATCCGTTTGCTCCGGCTGCTGCCTCTTCGTTTTGTTTTGAAATGATTCTTTGAATTATGGCAGCAAGCTTTACGAGTTGTTCATCGTTTTTTACCCCTACATCCAGATAGTCTCTGATGAGAGGAACTATAACTATGGCGTCGTTCACACCTTTTATAAGAGATCGGAGTTCACTTATCAGAACATCCAACTGATCTTTCTTTTCATTCTGATTTACAACTATTTCCTTACACAAGGATGAGAAAGATTTGCCCTTATATATCTCAAATTCATTAAGTTCCATATCCTATAAGTATCAACTCTCGGAAGACTTTAAGACACAATCACAGATTATCTATATAATTGGTCATATGACTCCCTCTTCCACATATTTCTTTGTGATTTTTTGCTGATATTCCTTCATCTTATTTATGATCTTTGTTATGGCTTGAGTTTTACATGACGAAATTTCTCTAATGTAGAGATATAAAGCTTTCTTGTTGAAATAATCCAACCGGTCACTGTTTCTGAACAGTTCCACAACCGCCTCAGCTATTTTAAGATCTCGGCTCTTCGGAAAAATCGTTTTTATATTTTTATCCCAATACTCGACCATCATTCGTATGAATTCTTCATTTTCTTTGTCTTTTTGATACGTATCGACGGTTTGCAACCGAACTGTGTTTTCATCGTTTTCTTCACTTATATCTACCTGCTGATTATAACGTTTATAGTTTGAATTGTTGTTAAATATCAAATAGTTTTTAGCGACTATACTAAAGTAGGAGAAAGCCTTACCCTTTCCCTCCTCAAACTTATGAATGTTAGCTACTAAGTGAGAAAGAGTTTCCTTCTGGACTTCAAGTGGGCCGACGTCAAAGTAGCTAAATTTGAAAGTATTAAAAACATTCTCTACCAACTTCTCGAATGATCTCTGTATACAGGTTTCGTATATATGATTTCTTTTATCCTGATCAACTTCTTTATTGAATCGGATTATAGCGTCTTCCGTATCCTTTGTAAAATACATCTTCTCGACCGATATCTTTTTAGGTTTAACCTCCGGTTGGGTGGATTTTTGTTCTACAATCTTTTTTGATGGATTCACCGATGGAACCGATATCATCTCCGTTGGCAATGGTGAACGAGACTTTTTAGATTGGGAACCGGCCACTTGCCGCAAATTCTCTTTTTTTGAGAGATTCTTCACGGGCATCTTGGTCTTTTTTGATTTCTTCTTGAGTTTCGACATAGGTTTTTTCTTTTAAATCGTTCACGATGGATACGATGTTTGAGAATACGAAGCCAACTTCATCATCACGTTCAAAGATTTCTTTTTCGTCGACCATTTTAAGCATATAATAAGTTTCCTTTACTATGCCTTGATATTTGAGTATCCAAGACTCGTATTCATCTATCTTATCAGTGGCAACGTTAGTTGCCTTTATAAGAAAAATGTTAAGAATTATTGATACTAACAATGCCAATGATAAAATGATTGTGATCATACATCTTCGTCGGCGTCGCCCGAGGAAAACTCTTCCAAGAATTCCACGGCCTCGATTACAATATCCCAGTCGGAACGGTTGATTCCTCGCCTAAGTAATTTTAACACTTCTTCTATTTCTGTTTCGCTCATAATATGAATTATATATCAAAAACATTTTAAAAGAGTCGTTTAATTCTTAAACAGTCTGGAAAAATAATCGTGACGTCTCCGTTTCGATGTAACATTACTATTCGGTTTACTAATTGTCAAATTCTTTTTTAAGATATTTTCTTCAATCGAAATATATTTGTCCGTTAATTTTTTTTTTCTCCTAACTGTTCTTGATCCGCTGTATTATATGCTAACAATAGACATATAGCCAATGGGTCAAACACGGTTATAATCAACACGATGAACCACTTGACCACCTTATCCATAGAAATTCCCGCCTCGTCGGCAACGAACTTAAAAGTTATTATATCATTCTTACCCATCTCGGACAACTTCAATTCTGATATGGATTTGTTCACCGCATCGATATCTTGATATGCGGCTTCCATCTTTTTGTTTTCCGATTCTATATTAGATTCACTCCTTGTTATCAACTCTACTGTCTGAGTCTGTAGTTCCTGTAATTGTATCGGGTTTCTTGCAATCATAGAATTCGTCATGGTCTGACCCATCCGCAGTTCTTGTGCAGCTCTCAAGTCATTTATGGTTACTATCCTAGATTTCGACAGATCTATCTTTTTGTTTATATCAGACCGTTTAGACTCCAACAGTGAAATCTTCTCCAAAGATAACTTATTATCAAGTGAAGAACGTTGATAAGAAGCGGTCAAATACCCAAAAATTCCCAACGATGTTATGAACATCAGAACCAAAACGCTGAGTGTTAGGTATATTTTTAGATAGTTTTTTGTGGCTTTCCAATATTTAAACAGATAACTTGTTGACACAAGTTTTCCGAGTTCCAACGAAGCAGCCATCACCATCGCCGATTCTTTTGAACCGGAGAAAAGCATGGCTATACCTATAATTGAGAAATACGCGGCTACGGAGGCTATAAAAATTGACGTAGAAGCGACTAACTGTTTAAATGTGAAATTGTGCATACTGTATCACTATAAATATCAACACAGTGTCGGAAACTCTTGAATCTAAAAGGATTTTTGTTCTCGTTTCCACGCATCATATTCCGAACGACAGGCCAAATAATCGCCCGCATGAATCACTCTAGGAAGATTTGTTTTCAACTCATTGTCTGGGTTGTAACTCTTTAAGTAGGAAGAAGCCGCTTCGTGGTAAAGACCGTCCGACAATTTAATCGCCAACGTTTCTTTCCATGTGCAAACAATCTGGTGTTGTTGGAGGATATACAACGCCCTATCCGTGACATCCATATACTGGAGATTTGGGTTAAACTTAAATATTTCTCCTCGATTTTTTTTGTGCCATTCGCTGTCTTGTGTAAGATAATACTCCCCTTGTTGTAAATCGCCCAATTTACCCAGATCGTGATGTATCGCGGAAAATACCAACTCTTCATCCGTGAAATCTATGGTAGCACCCATTGCTTCCCACAGTTTCTTTGTTCCAACGGCGGCCCGATACACGTTCATAATGTGGTCAATATACCCACCAACATAGGCATTGTGGAAGTGTGCCTTTGCGGAAGCTGGGGCCATAACCAACCTCACTCCATATGCATCTTCCGAATAGAGTTTACGGAGTCTATCTAACCTTTCTCCTGAAAAGGTCTTTTCGACCAAGGCCATAAATTTATCGTAGAGTTTTTGAAGATCCGTCTCTGAGTATTCTTTCATTTAAGAATGATATACTGATAAACTGTAGATACAAGTTTATTTACTTCGGATGTAATCTACTAACTTAATACACTCGTCCGCTTTACTGTTTATCTTCGCCATGTCGAGATTTCCCGACTTAGCATACGGTAAAGATATAGAAAGTATCTCTTCGAGATTTTTTCTAATCGAATCCTCAACAGTTTCGTTCACTTGAATAGAGTCGCTCATAATCGTATCTATAAGTATCGAATACATCAGAATATTCTACATTTTTATGTGTAGGGAGCCACGGGCCTCCTTCTGTGAAGTGTAGTCCTAAAGGTTTTCCATCGTTCGGTTCTTTATACCATCCGACCAACCAATTCCATTGAATCGGTATCGAACCGATGTCATCCTCTTCTAAAAATTTCAATTGGTGGAGAAATGCGCCTGATTGGCCGTTAATTGTATCTGGAGATAACGTTTTTATTTTTGGATGTTCGTTATTGAAAATCATCAAACTGCTCCAGTTCTTTTTTGGAAACCTGGTTTGAATTTTTCCACCCATTTTAGTTTCATTTATTGGGTTATAATTGTGTTTACAGCACATCACCGCGAATCGGTCATCATACAATTCGACCAAATCATAGATGTCTTTTAGAAAAACAAAATCTCCGTCCACGAATATAGAAACCCCACGGAACTCTGAACAGTGTGGTACGAAAAATCGTGCAAAAGAAAAATCAGTGGATTCTGTTGGGTCGTCCGCACGTCTATAACTTTCGACGGTATATTTGTTTATGGGTCTAATATTGACTCTATATCGTGCGTGAGTTTCTATACTAAATTTACAAACCTCATACGCAATCGGGTGTGCTGAGTCTAATCCTATAAATACGTTAAAGTTCTTTCTCATAAAATAGATCTGCCAAATTTTTTCCCACCTTCTCACCGTGAATGTTGCAGACGTTACATGGAGACAATATCCTTTTTCCAAGCATCAAAGTATCTCTATATGAACCGAGTTTCTCTGAGTTCCATATTTCAGATAAAGTGTGAGTGTTTATGTTCAATTCGCTTCTACTCTTTCTCCCCCAATCTTCACAACATACGAGAACGTCACCATTCCAATCTATCACGAGCTTATAGAACGGCAAATAACATTTATTGTATTTGAATTCGGATATTTTGTCAGAATTTACTGACACGAATCCTGCACGGTTAGTGAATCCGACGGGATTTTTATCCCCATAAGAGATTCTCAACGTATAGTCATCATCAGCATACCCACGGAACAGATTTTTGAACTTTTCCAAAGATTCCTCGCCATCATAAACGCTTACTATTATGTGATTTATGCCAGCGGAGTAGATCTGTTCTATCAGATTCGGTGTGAGCCTATCTCCGTTGGTGTTGATTTCGTGAACCGACAAATCCGGATTAGCTTGTGACACAAACCCTACGTGTTCCAAGAAATTTTCTGTAAGCAACGGTTCTCCGTTCCCAGACCAGCCGAGTCGGCCACTGTATCCAAATTCGGTAAGTCTCTTTGACAACGAACTAACTGTTTCAATAGATATGTGTAAATTTTGATTGGGATACTTCTTAGCATCTGAACGTGGACAAAACCCGCACGTTCTATTACACAGCTCAGTTGGGTTCACCGTTATGCTCTGCAAACATCCATTGACCTCATCGGTATGTTTTATCTGAGAGTTCCTCAAAACAACTACATCGGATTTTGATTTTGCTATCATTGGGTCAGAAAGTTGAATTTTTTCTGTAAAACTACGAACATATCGAAGTAGTTGCTCATAAAAATGTCTTTGTCGAAAATATGTTTGGTGTATCTGATTGAATTGAAAAAACACGTTTCGCTTGGAATCCCCTTGTATTTTTCCCGTATCTCTCCGTAATACTTGCTGTGTAAAAAGTCGTTAGTCACAAAGTTGGTCTTAGAACAGAGCCAGATGTCATCCAATACGCTTTTCATATCACCCTTCTCCCTGTGATATAGCGGGCGATAGTGATTCCTGACCGGTCTTTCTGTGGAATATTTGTTGGAAAAGAAATCGACCATCTGTTTACATCCTCCTACGAAAACAAGAGACTGTGGATTGAACTCTTTTATATATTTTTCGACAACAAAATCTGTTATTTCTATATCTACATCAACGTTCAATAGACTCTTATTCTTGACGTGAAACGTGGTCAGTTTTTCAGAAACGTTCGGCTGAGCGCCGATGAGAATTTTCAATTCTATACTATCTGTCTGGATGGGATGAACTTTCGGGAACCATTCGTAAAAAAGTAAAGTGTCGCCCGACAGTGCTTCTGGAACAACTCTTGTCAATGTCCCCTTCCGTCCGGTCTTAGATAAAAATCTCGAAAGGATGAATGCCTCAAATTTGTTGGAGGTATCGTTCTTTAATGCACGGAACATTTCTACCGGTATGCCGCTGAAAAAATCAGAATATATTCTCAACTCTATATCTGAGTTTATAGACAGTGGAATGAGAGCATCGTTGTAAACCGTTAAATCGGCTCCAAGTTTCTTTGCCACAACATAACTTTTTAACAACGTCATAAGATTGGTGGTGACACCAAAATAATCCTGTGATATGTTATGTAAGGTCATAGATATACCATATTAACGTGTTTCACATAAAAGACAACATTTATCTGTCAGACAAAGATTTTTTATTGGATGAACGAAACCAATCTAATTTAATACAAAGTGACATAAAGAGGATACTAATATGCACCGAGTATATTGACGGTGAGATAATAAAGAACGAGTCATTGTGCCGTTTCTTATCGGCTTCAAGAATTTCTATTGATTGGGTATTTGACACACAGAGGCTCATTCACGAAACAAGATTTAAGATGAAGGGAACGGAGGAATTCAATAAAATACGTAATGCACTTCGATGTAATTCTATCAAAACCACCAGGATTTTCAAAGATTTGGCGGATTTTAACGGAAATATTCTGTTAGTGTGCAACAAGATGAATAAAATGTCTCCTGTATTCTGTCTATTGATTGAAAACTTAAAAACGGAGAGATCTTCCAATTACATACTGGACTCTTTACCAGAGAGTTCTAAGGACGAAACCTCAAAAATCAGAACCACTCGGATTTTGGAATGTTATAATATGTTGAAATCGGTATGATTCCATGACATATTTGAACCATGAGGTTTAGGTCTATAAAATTGTGGAAGGATCCGTTCCAACACTACACGTTTTCTCGGTTTTTTTCTCCCGTAGAGCTGGCAGACTACAAGTTCGTGGACCCTCACGGAGAAAACGGAAACCAACTCAACCAGACCAGAACCAGCAGTAAACGAAGAATCTTTATTGATGACGAATTGTGTGAAAAACACAAAATTTACTCAAAACTTCGAGCCTTTTTCTCGTCGGAAGACACCCTCCGTCTGTTTGAATCATATATCGGAGCGCGTGCTCCAGAGTATCTCCGTATGGAAATCATAAAAGATGTTGGAGAGTCTTGGTTAGAACCTCACTGTGACATAAAAGAGAAATACCTGAGTCTGTTAATATTCATTAACGATGTTGGCGAGGATGAAAACTTAGGAACCGACCTATATTCTTCCGAGTTAGTGGTCAAGAAGACGGTTCCATTCGTGGATAACACCGGATACTTTTTTTATCCTGGAGATAACACATGGCACGGTCTGGAACGGAGAAAAATTAAGACGCACAGAAAGATTCTTATGGTGAATTATGTGACTTTTAAGACCGAAATTCAACTTCCTCTAAGAGTTCCATGAGACTTAAAAAACTGGACCAACACGTCAAACTTTTCTGCCTTTCCGGCTCTAAATAACGTGTATCCAGGACGTATTCCGTCTAAACAAAACTCTCGTACCAACAGTTCTAACGGAACAAACTCGGTGTTCACACAGTTCTGTAAATCAACCATCACTGACAAAGAATTTCCTCTCGACAAACTCCCACCCTCTCGTAAAGACACCTTAGATTCCACTCCGACTTCTTGAAATGGAACACCAAAATGGGAACAAACGGTGTATTTCATTTCATTGTTTCCAGAGACGAAAAATGGAGTTTTTCCTGGGTTTACACTCAAAAATTTTGTAATTGCGTTTATCCAATATCTCCTTTCCATATCAAACTGTTCCGGTGTACTTGTTTTTAGATTGAACGATACGACGTCTAATGTAGGGGAACGATATTTGTATTCATCTGTTATTATTGGGTCAAACCTAAACGGTTCTATTATCTGTGAGAGGGATTTTTCGTAACCAACAGCACCATCATTGTAGTCGAGAAGGATTGTCTGGTTTTCCTTCAACGATACATTTGAAATGTTTCCGAACCGATAAACAAGTTCCCCTTTTATAGAAAACGGATACCACTTCTGAATGAATTCCTTGTATAAATCGGTGTAACTCTCACCTGCATCCAATCTCGCGCGTTCATTGAAAATGTGTTTTTGAGAACAGTTGTAATCGGGGAAAGAAACTATGTCTAAGTCAATGTCATCAAACCTCAGAATTAAGTTTTTCTCTGTTTCTAAACATGGAAAAATCAAATTAATAGAGTTCTTCTTACAGAAATCATAAGTTATGATGAACTTTAGAAGGTTTCCAGAAAGGCCGGTGTTTTTGACCGAGAAAAGTTGGTTCATAGAGCTCTGAGTTTCCCCTTTTTTAAAAGAATCGAATGTAAAGCACGTTCGTATGAATATGGATGACGATTCTTGATGTCTCTGTTATGACTTTGTTTCCAATACCAACCGGTTTTAAAAAAGTCGAACCCATACGTATAAATCTCAGATTCTTTGAAGTGCTTCATAACAAGTCTTATTGCTCTATAACCAAGACTCGGATTTATCAACGACAGATCTATGCTCAACGGACCCATCTCTTTATAAGACTCTATTATATCCAAGGCATCTTGACGGTTCATAAAGTGAACGAGATTTTCCTTTTGTCTGTCATCCAATAAGGATAATATCTCTCCCTTCACGGTTTCTATTTTGTTATCATCATAGTATTCATTGAAAACTGGAAAAGTAACAAACGTTTTTGTTTTTCGGAGCCTCTCGGTGTTAAGCTTCCAATGAGCCGTTATACAGTAGTCTGTTTTTGTGCCAACGTTTTTTTCAAATCCACCCAGTTCATATGTTCCAAGTCTAACAACGGTGTCAAACGCATCAATTTGGTCCCCGAGAGTTCTATCTAATACTTCACAACCGTTTCCTATTAATACAAGCTTTCTCATCCGTCTTTTAGAGCAACCCTTGGTTGGAGATAATACGGCGACGGATTTATTAAAGATGGCCAGTAGTTCTGGAGTTTTCCGGGAGGAATGTTACGTATTCCCTTCAAAAAATCTCCCACATTTCGGTGTATATCATCCACAATGGGCCTCGCATCTTCTCCTAAGTTTCTGTTCATATCCTCTATTACCATATCCATCTTTTTATTTATTACACAGCTGTAGTTCTTATACAGTTCCGATAAATCCGAATCCGATATTGAATGGATATGTTTAAATCTGTCGAAATATACCTTATCGAATTCTTGAGGAGAACTGTAGCCCATGAAATCCATTATTCTTATATAGTTTATGTTCATCCCTTCGATAAAAATAAGGCGTATCACATCCACGGAAGTCAATCTAAAAAGGGGTTCTGATAGTATGGGCAAAAGCGTAGAACCTATAAAACTCAAAGTGATCTTCATAGATTCCTCGTAATTTCCCATGGAAAATATCTCCACATTAAAAACCTCCGATATAGGGAAAGAATCTATTTCTTTCGTAAGAAGGTTTTTAAGAGATAACGTTCTATCATTCACCTCGAAAAAATTTTCGACTCCTCTATCATATGGGATCGAATAAATCACCCCATTTCTATTTATTTTAAGGAATCCACAATTATTCTCAAGTGTCTTGATAAGCCACTTTTCAAATGTAACCATATTCTATAACTTATGTTTTAATCAAATATCTGAAAGCATACAAGTGTCCGGAACTTGTTATAACGGAGTTTGTTGGATTTAAATTCTCTGGAATACTCCCCGAATGATTCACGCTCGGTATAAAAAATGATGACGAGAAAACCCTCGATGTCTCTACGAATCCACTATCGTTATAACCCATGAACTGTAAAGTTTGGTTGGATTGTCTCAGAGAGGATGTAATCATATCGTTATAAGATCCGCTATAACGAACTACGCTGCAGGTGAAAGATTGTCCGTCCGGCAAAAGAAGTCTTGCGGGAACTTGATGGGTTATACTAGCAGGAGAAGATTGTCTTAAATATCCATCAGAAGTTTGGTCTGTAATATTTTCAGTGACAGAGAACCTTGAACTATATGCTACATTTGAGGACGGGGTGAACGTCAGCGATGTATGCGGTCCAAGAGATAAGGCTTGAGTGATATTCGTTCCCTGTATATGGACACTTGCAGTATATGTAAGCGTGTCTCCTGTATTTTGTTCTGTTATTATAAATTTATATTGTGCGGCGCCGAGGCCGGTGAATGATACCGTTGGGACTCCTTCTCTTAAAACCTGTGAAGAACCGCTACCACCTGCTTTCAGAGCGGTTATTGTATATATACCTCTTATGGGCGACAAGGATTGGGTGGTGAACGTCACTACCCCAGAGCTTAAAGCGTGTCCATATATGTTTACATCGTCGTGATCTATAAAACAATACATCGGTTGAGTTATAGTCGTTCTCGACGCTGATATTACCAACTCTGGGTAAAAACCAAATTTGTTTCCAACTACATTGTATAGATTTTGATATGAGTTTACGAATACATCCCGACCGTTACATACTAAATAATTCCCAGTTCCTTCTATGGCCGATGTATCCATCCCTGCATATAAAACCATATATCCGGTTTCTATACCATTTGCAGAGTAGTTTGACTTAGAAGCCGTCAATGCGTGACTCGAACTTAGTGCATAGCTGCTGGAATAAGCAAATACTCCTGACCCCGATGCGGAGCTCGCCGATATTGAATACGAAGCGCTCAGTGAAGTCGAACCGCTTAGAGAAAAACTGCTAGATAATGAGTATGAACTGGATAATGCGAATATACCTGATCCGGATGCAAAACTCGCTGTAAGAGAATATGATGAGGAGGCGGCGTAACTGCTGCTAAACGCATATATTCCGCTTCCGCTTCCTGCCATAGAAAAGCTAGAAGTCAGGCTGGATGAAGCCCAACTGCTACTAAGTATTCTATCGGAGACAGATGATGTGAGGGAGTAACTTGCAGACTCCACAGATGCAGATGCAGCGATCACCGTAGAAAGATACCCCCAAGTTACGCTCTTAGATTCTGAAATAGGTGCCACGTCTTGGATCAAAAACAAATCTTCATTTGATATTTGACCATCGATACTGTTGAGTTCGGATATTCTCTTGTTTGCCATGTGTCTCTAAATAAGTATGTTGTAGATTATCGTTTTATGTTGTAATAAAACGCGCTTCCAGATGGACCCATATCTGTCCCATACACTATCCCTTCTGAATATGTTCCGATTATAGTTCCGGTGCCATATGATTGACTTATTTGAGTATTGGTAGGGTGCCCGAGGATTGACGCCGAAATGTAATTTTGTTTATTATAAGGACCTGAACCAGAATAAAAGTTTGAAGAAATTTTTGGCAATCTATTGGAAACCATACCATCGGTGAATTTATTGCCTATAGAAGAAGACAAGTCGGTGTAAGAGGTAGAATAACTCCTCCCATTGCAGTCATACCACGCATTAGATCCCGTGACTCTAATTCCGGCATACAATAATATCATTCCTGGCAAAGGCCCATTTGAAGATGTCAATGATATGGAACTTCGATCAGAATAAAAAGAAGCGCTATTTATTGAAGACGATATCGAAAACGTACCGGATCCGCTTGAATTGAGTGTAAACTCTGCAGCTGAAGAGCTTACTACATTTCCAAAATTTGATGAATGACTTGCGTTTAAATTAAAACTCGATGATATAGATGTTACACCTAATCCCGAAGCATACTGTGCACCACCGGCAGAATGATACATAAACTCACCGTATCTAATAGTCGGTGGGTTGTTATACGTTATCGTTGCCGAGAATTTCAAAACTTTCTCACTCGAATCTAACTTCGATACTTCAAATTCGTATACTCGTGCCGGAAGACCAAAATAACTTATTACACCCGACGTAGGACTTATGATTCTTGACCCGATTATATCCGCATGACTCGTTGGTTTTAAAACATAAGAATTTGCAAATGGACTTCTTGGTTTTACGGTTATGCTTCCGCCAGCATTTGGAATGGTGTAGATATTTAAGGTATCGTCGCTCGCGGTTATCTCAAACAAATCAAAATTCGTGAAACACTGACTAACGGAAAAAGCATAACTACTTGACCAAGCAAATGAATTTGGTCCACTCAAATTTAAAGTATAATAAGAAGAAGATACCCGTAAAGATACACTACATGAGGGTGTAGTCCCCGCCGTAAATGAGCTCGTCAATGCGTAACTTGAAGATAAAAATGTGGTCCCATCAATCGCATCCGACAAATCCCCCAATGATACTGTGTGGGTGGTAAGTTTACTTCTATCGACGACCACGAATAAATCCGCAGAGTCGATGGAACTGCTTATCGAAGTTAAATTATGGATCTGGCGATTTGACATTACTTATACACTGATAAGTATGGAATGTCAGTCCTTTTTGGATTCTTTTTTGATCTTTTTGATGATAAACTTCACCAATTTTGACCTAACAATATCGTCGTCATCAAAAGTAAATGTATAAATTCCATTTTCTTTGCTTTCTCCGTCGTTGAAGGTATCAAACATTTTCTTGAATCCGCTTTTAAGTCCTATATCAGTTTGATCGGTATCTCCTAAAACAAATATCTTGCTAAATTCTCCGACACGGGTAATAAGTGTTAACAATTCCTTGGAGGTCATGTTCTGTGCTTCGTCGGCTATAATAGATTTAGCATTCCAGTTAAGTCCCCTTAGAAATCCAACAGGCACGGATTCAACCCTACCATCCAACTGTAAAGATCGAACTTCGCTTGGTGGCAACAATTCGTCTAATTTATCTATAAGCGGCTGTAGATAAGGAGCCATCTTCTCATTACATTCTCCTGGAAGAAATCCCAGTTTACTATCACTGCTTTCCACCGCGCTTCGAATATACATTAAATCGCTCACTCTCTTATCGTTCATAAGCTTAAGCGAAGCTAACACGGATAAATATGTCTTGGATGTTCCCGCTGGGCCAGACACAAAAATCATCTTTACATCTCTATTTAAAGCAAGTGATATAAATTCCTTCTGTTTCTCTGTAAGTGGTTGTTTCTCGAAGATGGTCAGTCCGGTTTTTATTTTAGATTTTTGAGGTATAACTGGGCTTGTATCTGGCTTCCGACGATTTTTATTTTTCATACTTTTTTAGTAATTTGACATTAATACGTTTAACTCTATTACAGAGTTCGTATTTCTCTTCATCAACATAAAACTTGTAGATATTCTCTACGTTTTCTAAAAAACAATCTCCGTGTAAAGTGACTATGAAATCTGAACCCTTGAAGGAAAAAACCTCAATTGAATCTAAGTTATTCTCTAATGAGTGTTCAATTGAATCTAAAACCTGTTCCGTCATTTTTATCTTATTTTTAGACAGATAGACTTTAAGTTCTGCGTCATCCGACGGTAATTTCAATGACTTATACGATGATGTAGCCATATTTCTAACTGTCTAATAAATATCACATAAACCTTCTAATCGACCGTTTTACTGCAAAATAAAACGCCGAGGTGGTTAATTCCTCGGCGTCTTTTATATCGAAATATATTAGTAGACGCGATGACGCTTCTCATCCTTTTCTAAAATTTCTACGTGTGAAGTGGGATCCCAACGGGACACCAATCCCTGCCAATAACCATACTCTTCTCCGGCCTGTTCTTGCGTTGAGTATTCTAGGTCAGAGACTCTCTTTCTATCTCTTATAACTACGAATCGTGTTGGCTTTGTCAGTTTGATTTTGTTTTTTTGTGTAGTGTCTGTCATACGTTTTAATATTCTCACTCATTGTTCTGATTGTCAACATCTTTGATAATGAAAGATATATTGTTTATCAAACTGGAATATTGGTTTAACCTTTCCGAAGAAGATTTGGTTGGTTCATGTATATTGAGATTTTTTATTAATTCTTCAATCTCGGATAAAGCTTTTAACGCACGGTTTTTTACCTTCCGTTCGGCTGTAACAAAACTCTTCGGAACCATGTGTTCAAACTCCGGCTCAGTCTCCGGTGTTTTGAAATCATCTTCATCCATGTAATAACGATTTTGATTTTTCATTTGATTTGTTAGTTAAAAACTCCACAAGTTCATCCTTACTCTTCGAGGTCAATACGATTTCATCGGCCCACAAATTTCCCGTTGTAAAAAGTCTCCATGTCCACCGAAGACGTTCTTCCCAGGATAATGGCCTTGTGAAATTACCGTAACTCCAGATGGAAAAATTGTATTGATCAAACTCTGTATCATGTTCCACTTCAACAGCATGTCCATAACAGGCACATTTTATGAATAATGTTCTCGATTTTTGGTCTTTAGTCATACACTTTTTATATTTATTGATACTATGAATTCGTATCCTCGACACGGTTTAATTGATAGAATTCTTCACATAATCCTTCACTCCCGCTGTATAATACGTATATCATACAAATTCATAACTGGCAAGATTTTATACCGAGATTTTTGTAACAGGTTTAAGTTTTTCAGAGACGGAATAATCCGTTCGTTTCTTTGGAAATGAATTGAAAGTATTTTGACCACGGGAACGTCTCGTCCCATCCAAGAGCTTACACATTCAAGGTAGCAGCCTATCACGGTAATTCGGTTAAACTTAATAACTTACTGTTTCGCGTGAGTATTCGTATATGTAATATGACGAATATATAGTAGTTCTTCACAGGTAACTTTCAGGGTGGAGCCAGCGGGAGTCGAACCCGCGTGGACAACATTTACTCAACCCAAGACTACACGTTTATGGTTTTTATTTTTTCGTGAAGGTGATACTAAAACCCGAAAGTTCCTCTCCCTTAGATTTGAGTTACTTCGACAAACCAACCAAATCAAATGGTTTATCTAGCTCGATAAATAACGTAACAGGAAAATATCGTGCGTCAATTCATGTTACGGGCAGCCTAATTAGGCTACGGCGTATTCGGCCTCGACACCTTCTGGTGTGAAGTCGTATGCGATTACGTTTTTAGCGTTTATCTTTTGATAGAATTTTAAAGAAGCCAACTATCATCTTCTACGTGCCTTAGATTTCGTTTACATTGCCTCGAAACCAGTATGGCCCCAATGGTATTCAAAGAACTAACCAACTCTAACATCAATAAATAGAAAGTCAATTAGATTTTCCTAAACGAATATCCCTATCATGGGGTTTCTCTCCCAACGGAGGGTCGGTCGGACAGCTTGGCATATGGTGGACCAATCCGCTCATGGGCATTCTATAACGAGTTTCGCTTGGAAGTATTTCACGTTTGCATCTAAAACACATATCTTTATTAGCCTCTCCCTCAAACTCTTTTAACAAATCATTTTTTGTGGAATTTGTCGGGAGGGTGTGTCCACATGAACTACAAGACTTTGTTCCCTCAATATCATTATGAATCGAGGTTTCTCCATAAGTTCCTTTTTTACACCTTACACATTTCTTACCAGTTATATTAATCGTCTTTTCTGGTTTTACTTCTGGCTTAGGCATTGTGAATGATTGCATCTCATTCACGAGATCCCAAAGATTCTTCCCCATCACATCATCATAAACCGCAGAATCAATTTTATCCCATTGTTCATCCGTTGGTGCCGGCGTGACATTTTCGATTTCGACATCAACTGACGTCTCATCAACTTCTGAATGAAATTCTCCGTGCGGTTGTGGTGTTCCGACTACGTTACCAGATACGGTTGCTTCATAGTCAAAATCCGAACCGTCTACATTAACCGTGCCTTTAACGAGTTTTGAAAAGTGTTCCACATCTTCTTTTATCTGGCCCGCCGACAACTTCTGATTCAACTCAGCAGCAACCGCTTTTGCCCGACCCTCATCATAATACTCCATACCAATCGGAGTCTCTTCATATTCGTCACCCATAGGGTCAGATGTCACTTTTACAATCTGATAAACAATCTCACGTTCGGCATCTGGGTCTCGACTTCCTCTTGATAGGTCTTCTCGGTTTACAAAGAAATGAGTTTTCTTACCCGAACTGACTGATTCGTTTACTACTGCGCCATCACTTGGGCGATCATCCAAGTTATACATCTTTCTAAAATAATTGTATCCGTGGACAACATCTCCGGAAAATGCATAAACACCTATATCGCGTTTTCCACTTGGGTATCTTGCCCACACGTATTCGTATTTCTTTCCCCCCATCATAAACGGTACTTCACCATTCATTTGACGGAGATAAGTCACATACGGCTCATCATACTCGCTCTTGTTTTCGTTCAAACATTGACGGATAAGTTTTTTCAAAATTCCTTTTTTCATAGTGGTAATGTTAAATAGAACTCAGCTTCCTTTAAACTCATTAAATGCTTCCACATAGTATTCGTAGTTCTTTTTATCTTTATCAGAATCGTTAGTTCTAGGTGGAGATAATTCCTCAAGGCTCAAAGGAGTGGAGTGAATTTTTTTAACTTCTGCTTCCATGTGTTTCATATTCGTGGAATAACGTGTGTTCGGCTCTTCCATATCACGGTGTAACTGTCTAAGTTTTGAAGCTCTGTCGTTATCACCGTTTCGTTGGGCCGCAAACGCTTGTCTCAATATTTCGGATTTTTTCCTTCTTTGGGCAATGACATCTGGCTTAGACTGGTCTTCCTTTTCGTCATCGTCCACTTTTTTACGAAGCGGCATTATAAGACGATAATTCACGTAAGCAAGTGCATGATCTAACATCCACACAAACCTCTGTTGAGGGTCTTCTCCTCTCATGTCTCCAAACTTGTTCATCACATATAATCTACAAAAACTCAACTTATCCAACAGGTCGCCTAGAGTGTGTCCCTTAAATATTCTCAGAAACGCTTCCGGAGTCGTCGCGGTTTCCTTGAACCGACTTATTGTTCCGGGCTGAACCAGAGCGGTTTCTTCGTTTTCATTCATTTCATTTGGTTCACATTTTTCGTTCATATACTTTGAAAGTTCACTTAAAAGTTCAGTTGCGGTTGTTTTACCACCGAATTTTTCATTTATCTCCCTCAATGCCTTCTTTATATCAATCCCCCTATCTCGTAGAGCACGTATGATAGCTACCGCTGACGTTCCATAGTGGCTCAATTTCTTCTCAAGTTCAGCGTAAAGAATGTCAGCGGGTATAACATCACCTTCATCATCCGCCAAATTATCAATGGTCTTTATAATGACGTTCTTGATTTCCTTCTCCCCCGACTTTGATGCGGCGCCCAAGGCATCCAACTCAGCCTTAATGTTAATCATGTCTATCTTGTGACGGCGTTTCTCGGATTGTGACCACGTTGCTCCTTTGACGTGCTCATCGGATTCCATCTCAGACAACTTCTTGGAAAGTTCAGATATACGTTTTTGGATTTCCGATTGGGTTTCCGGTTCATCGGTTTTCATACCCAACAAATTGTTCAATTCCGCCATACTAAGAAGTTTCACACGGTCATCGCCCATCTCGTCGGTTTTAATTTCCCAAATCATTGTATTCGGATCAAATCCACACGCCTTCACGATTTCTATAAATAACGGAAGGTTTCTTCTATACAAATCGATGCTGCTTGACCATATAGTAAAATATCGTTTAGCGTCTACATTAAAAATTCTAAATCTCCACGTTTCATCATAATGACTATAATCCGCGGTTCCGTCTTTTACTGTATTGTAAAGTCCGCCGAACATATGCGCAATGAAATCTTCCAGATGGCCGTGCCCCTTGGAACCGCCAGAAAATACGTCAATAATTACTCTTTTTTTGACCACATCATCCCAATGATCGATCCAAGTGGAAGGTTTAAAAAAGAACTGTGTGCCCCGTTCGTTGAGGTCTTTATCGTGAAGTTGTACCACTGCTTTCTGACCGAGTTCCGGATCATCCATTAACGCCACGTAGTTATCTTTGACACCACGCAACGGGTCAGAAAAAATGATTCCGGTGACTGCGTTCGATTCGCCACCATAACCGATATACCGTTTGGTTCCGTCTTCACGTTTCAATGTGAGAGTGTCTGGATTCTCCAAAAGAAGGTCTTTTAACTTGGTCATATAGAATATACACTATAATTAGTGATTCTCCAAACAAAACCGCCCAGAGATTTTTGTCACTCTGCTCCCGACCCATTCCCAAAAAACCGCCCAGAGAGAACTACTGTTTTTATCCGTTATAACCCATAAGAATCAATTACCGGGCGGTCATCCACCAAAAAACTTATTATCATTCAACAGAAATCATTACCTGAGTGACTGCTTACATCAAAACAATTATTGGATTGACAGACAAAGAACAGGCGGTCATACTACTGCTTTTATGAATCCAATTATTGAGATGAACATGAAGCCGGAGTATATATGGGAAAATGATCCAAAATCAATTGAAGAATCATTAAGGGCGGCATTCAGTAAATTACTTAATAATGAATGTGTAGTGTCTGCCTCCTATAACCCAGAGACACGAATAGCTGATGTTATATTGACTTTGCCAGTGGAACGTATTAATATATCCTTTACTGTCACTGATAAGGGAATTGAAACGCCCAAGGAATAAAATTTGCCCCTGGTTTTTTTGAGAAACCGCTTGGAAAAGACAAAAATCCACCCAGGAAAACGTCATATAAGACACATAGGATGTCTAAATAACTCTTATACGTCACCCAAGACGTAAAAAAACATCCAAAACCGACAAGAATCTCCCCAGAGAAAAAATGCCGTGTGTTTGCCCAGCGAAAATGAGGTAAAAAAGATAATTTGACCACAAGAAAACACGCTTGCGCGAAAAGAAACGCCCCATAGAAAAAAATGCCGTGTGTGTTGCGCCACTGTCCGCGTCACCCCGGTGGGGGGTACCGTCATATTCAGAAGTAAGCCCCCTTTTTGACAGGGGTTCCACCCCCAGTATGGGGGGGAAGCCGTCATTTTAAGGGGTTACCTGGGGTGGGTAGGGGGTTTGTCTGGGCTTATGGAGTTTATTATAGAATGTCAAGCCGTCATCCAGCTCGGTGTAACCCCTTCAAGACCTTCGAGATAGGTGAGGGCCTCTTTCTGAATTGGGGTCATGGTGTAGGAGGAATGAAGTCCGGCCTTCCGTTCAGCCTTATACTCCTTGGTCAGTTTCTTGATAATCTTCTGACAGAGATTATTACCGATCTTGTCGGTTACTTGTGGGGAGGAGAGTCGGAGACAGAGGTATTCGTGAGCTTGTTTGGTGGTCATGTTCATCGGAGTTAGGTTCAATTTCATTGTGCGATTAGTATGGGGTTAAATTGATAAAAAGTCAAGCCTCTCTTACCAACCGAAGTTGGCCGCCGTGAGGACGTTCCGTTTTACGTTCTTCTTCGTCACCTTAACTACCTCAGTGTAAGTGGTTTCCATCATGGTGAGAGCGTCCAGTGGGATAACGTCGTCCATTCCATTACCGAAGACGACCACGAATCCATTCTTGGTGATTGGCCAGCCGAGACGCGCTCGAGCTGCGGTAGTCCGTTCACGATAAACAACCCGGCCGACCTTGTAGGTGGTGTCCATCATCAGCTTCACTGTGCGGTTGAGAGTGATGGTTTTCTCGGTGATCCGTTTGGTAGTGTTCGTCGGTTTCATGGTTAAAGAATACCATTTATTTAACAAAAAAGTCAAGCCGTCAGCTGATTAAACTGACGGCTTTAACTTACTTAATTTGAACTGGTTAGACGGATTGTCCCTTCTTCCACTGTTCAGCCTTGGCGACTGCTGCTTCTACCTTCTTCTGGTTACGACGTGCGAACAGAACTCCAGCAACCGCTCCAACTACCGCTCCTGCAATGAATAATACCATAAACTTCCTTTCGTTTGTTGAAACCGTTGTGGTTTCATTGATAAATAGGGCTTGATTTGTATAAAATCTGGGGTAAACTGTCCCCACAAATGAAAAAGAACTACAATCACAGTTTCAAGGTCGGTGACATGGTTTATACCACTCACAACGCTTCGTGGGGTATGAAACCGATGAAGGTGATGGATCTTACCGAGGATGGTATTCGTTGTAAGAGCCCGGATTTCTCTGGTATCGGTTGGTTCGCTGCCAACGAGTGTGAGTTGTTTACAAAGAAGCGTCGGGCGGAACTGTCTGAACTTCAATCCGAGATGGTTAAGGTCAACCTTTTGAAGAAATCTTTGTTTAAGGATTGACATTCGATAATAACGGTTTAAACTGATCCTTAAATGAAATACGCGTATCGAATCGACGTCCAAGGCTTCGGAACAACAACCTACCTCAAATTTCAGTTTGACCGGCAGATTGGTGAGGGGAGCGCTTACCACAGTTCTTCTTGTTTCTCAGAATTTTCTCCTAAGACGAAATCCATCCTCCGCGCAGTCAATCAGATCAAGGGTGTGAACAAAGGACGGGAAGGTGTTTTTGGCTCAGGCGGTCTTGTAGAAGTGAATGGTTCAGAACTTGTCGTCCAGATTGCTGGAGCAGATACGTCGGCCTTTCCTAAGATTGCAGACCGGATTGTGAAGACGGTTCAACGCCGGATCGCTCCTAACGAGTCTCGTCAGCGGGTGAAGTGTTCCACCATTCAAAAAGAAGTGGACAGGTTGAACGCAAAGGCTTGATTCGTGAACAATTCCGTCGATTCGGAAGCTGAAGTCCGAGTTTTATTGGAATCGGTGCGTGACGGATCGGATAAAGAAACAGACAATCGGGTGTGGTCAACTATGGGTGGAGCTTACACCAGTCCAATTGATCTCTTTATCAATAATTTAATTGACTTGGATTAAAATAAGTCTATACTGTCCTCACAATGAAATTGCGTTCTAACCAAAAGATTGAGGCCTTGATTCGTGGTGCGTTCCCCAATGCAGGTTGTTTTCGGGACCCGTCTTACGACGATGTTCTCCGTAGTTACTCCAAAGCCCTCGATGACTGGGAACGGTATCGGGACTCCATCTGCCCAGCAAACCTTTGCCCTCCACGGTGTTGTGTTTGTGCAACCGACCCTCGGCTGAAGGACCACCCTCTCCGCCTTAATTGTCAGAAGCTTGTCAACGAGGTAAACCGTTTAGACCGTGAAGCTTACGACAAGTTGTCGGCTGCTCAAAACAACCTTCGGTCTATGTATCGTCGTATCAACGAGTTGAAGCGTAAATTTCAGAATGGTTCTGCACCTGCTTTCATGAATTTCAAGTGTGACGACTCCAAAATTAAGTCCCACTTCAAACAACACATTGTTCCGTTGATTTACGGAGAATAGTGGTTGACTTTTTATCAAAACAGAGTAGAGTTATTACCATATGACCTCAACATTTAAAACCATTTCAACACCGATCCTTAAATCTGTCACGCTCGAACTCACTCCGGTCGAAGCAGCAATGCTTATGAGACTTTTGGGTGGAACTAACGTGCGTGAAAAATCTGAGGTAATTTTCTCGCCTGATACAAACGTGACAGACTCGAAAAATTTTAAAACCCTGGGAATCGTTATTGATCCCGCCGACGTTGTATTGCTCAATCAGATGTATTTCAACATGTCCAAAATGTTCACCAAGGCAGCAGAATAAGTTATGGGTTACTGCACATCATACTCTCTTAAATGGGATTGCAAGAAATCGAAAACCACTTGGGATGAAGTCTCTGACGAGATTGCTCTCCGCCAGAAGGCCGGCACCGATTTCTTTTATGCTGTGGACGAGTCGGGTCAGGGAACCGATTCTTGCAAGTGGTATGACCACGAGAAGGAAGTTTCCGATTTCTCCAAGATTTATCCCGACGTGCTGTTTGAACTCTCAGGTGAGGGTGAGGAATCTGGAGATATTTGGAAGAAATACTTCAAGAACGGTAAGATGCAACTTTGTCAAGTCAAGATGACCTTTGACCCATTTGACGAGTCGAAGTTGAAATTGGTTGACTAACGATAAAAAGTCGGTTAATCTATTGGAAGTCGAAACACTTAAAACAAAACTTTATGGGTTACACACAGTACTGGGATCATAAGGGTTTCACCGACGAACAGTGGCGAAAGCTCGTTACGTTCACCCGTAACTTGATTTCTAACACCAAGGTTCCGATTGTCAATGGTTCCGGTGATGAAGGAACTTCTCCGGTTATCAACGAGCTCCGCATTGCGTTCAACGGTGAAGGTGACGAATCATGTGAGACGTTTAACTTGACCAAGGCTGCACAGGACTTTGAGTTCTGCAAGACCCGTCAATATCCTTATGACGAGGTTGTGGTCGCCATCATGTGTGAGGCAATGGAGATCAATCCTACGTTTAATCCCCGTTCGGATGGTGGCCCGTCGGTGTTCGGAACCAAAATCAAGTAACTTATGACCTATCCTCAAAAGCCGCATTTTTACGAACGTCCTCCCGAGGCGTTGTTGAAACAACATAAGCAAGTCGCCAAGGTCAGACTTGAAAGTGATGAACTGGTTGACGTTGGGGTGTTGCTGACGGCCACTTCTCCGGGAGAGAGGTGGTATTTTGAATCCGTCACAAACCAACACGAATACGATGAACATTATCTGGTTCGCTATCTGGAGTGGACGATTGACAATCCGCGTTTTTATCCGGAATTAATGGCTTACAACAAGGCATTAGAGGCTCACACTCTTCGCATGGCTGAGTATGACCGCCTCATGGTTATTTGGAACGAACAGATAGCGAAGGATGTGGAGGAAGCTGAACGGGCCCAATACGAGAAGCTCAAGTTGAAGTACGAGCCTAAGGCTTGACTTTCTATAAAAATACCCTACACTGGTTGAACGTATGAGACGTCCGATGGATAAATATCTGTGTTCCTTCAAGTGTCCCTTCTGTGGGGATAGAGTGGAAGTCACCACCGAGAAACATGAAGATTCTTGGTCAACCGTCCGTGGTCACTGTGATTCCAACACCGCCAAGATTTGTGGAATGGAATTCAATTTCGGAACATACGGTCAAGGTTTCACTCGTCAGGAAATGAAAGAGTCGGTCATGGAAGTGGTCGGTATCAACTTCATCAACTAACACAATGAGCACGTTTCTAAACAAAAAGTGGGTGACTACGGTTCGGATTCTTTA